GGTTTGGAAAGATAACACAGAAGAAGAAAGATTATTAGGTGTATCACTAACAGGCATACTTGACTGTCCTGTCTTGTCTCCTGATAATAGTAGTTTAGCACTTAATCTTCAGATATTGAAAGAAGTAGCAGTTGAAACTAACAAGAAGATTGCCAAAGACTTAGGTATACCACAGTCAACTGCAATCACTTGCATCAAGCCATCAGGAACAGTATCACAATTAGTTGACAGTGCAAGTGGCATTCATGCAAGGCACAATCCTTTCTATATC